CGTTGAGGTCGGGTCCCACCTTGGGAACGGGTGTGTTGCTGGTGCCGTGCTGCCCCGACCACATCACGATCCCGTCGAGCAGCTTGAACGCTTCAAGCGTGAGCACGTCGAAGATGTCACGCGCAACGAGTGCTTCAGCAGACGAAAGGTTCGGGTGGTTCAACCCCGCGTTGACCATCTGTGCGCGCAGCCAGTCACGACGCTCCTGTGTCCACCACTGGATGACGTTGGGCGGCAGCCCAACCGACTGAGGATTCTCACCGGAGTTACGCCCGATGAGGATGAACTCGTCGTGGGGGTTGCGCCGCGCGAGCTGATCCAACGCACGGTACACGTCCACGTCACCGCCCACGGTGGACCAGTTCGTTGGCTCAAGGTTCCACGCACGGCCGATCTTGCCATAGCCGATCCTCACGTCGCTGCCCTCCGGAAGTCGCACATGAACTCACCACCCTCGATGTCGACCTTCAACACCGTGGGGGAGGAAACACCTCGAGTGCCTTCTTGAAGGCGATCACCTGAACGTCGATGGTGTCGTGATGCTTGTCGGTCGTACCATCTCGCGGTGGTACGATCGTGTGTAGGCCCGTGTGGGTCTTGCCCCTGATACTCAGCTTGGCGTATCCCGCCGCAACCATTGCTGGGTCATCGGTGATTGCTGCGGGCCACACAACTACCTGCTGGTTGAACTCTTGCGTGTTGCGTCGCAGCACCTCAATGTTGTTGGGTTCGGGTTCGACCGCAACGACGCACGCACCGCGCTGCGCACACAAGCGACTGAACGCACCGATGTGTGCGCCGATGTCGAGGACACGATCGTTCGCACGTACATCGAGTGAGTCGACCAGCTTACGCACCTCGGTGGCCGACTTGCTATCGTGAGTCTCATCACGCACATAGACGTCATGCACTGCGTCATATGTGATCACGTCAGCATCTCCGGCACTCCGATGTCGATCGTGTCGACCACCACCCGCACAGGATAGCGGCTACCGAAGATCTCGCTGAGATGTGAACCGATCTTTCCGTCCGTGTGACCGCCGATCGCAATCCTTGCTTGGAGTGTTGGGATGATCAACGGGCCACACCACACAAGCACTGATGCCGACGTGTGAGGCACGTCTCCCGTCTCGTGCCATTCGTCGTTGAAGTAGTACGTGAACCGCTTCGCTTCCTCGCGGTGAAGGTAACGAACGCCGATCGCTGTGCCATGCTCATGTTTCTTGGCCTGCTCCACGCAAGACACGACGTCTGCTCGTGACGTGACGTTGTCTGCCATGAGTACAAGCGTGGTGTGGTCTGACGAGACATTCGTTGCAAGACCCTCAAGCAACGCTGCCCCTGGCCCGTCTGCGTACTTCTGGATGACCATGCGATACGGCCGTCTCCCGAGCACGTGAACGATCGCCTCAGCGTTGCTCGGTGCTGCGACGACCGTCACATCACCGCCAAGCATCGTCATCGCGAGTGCGTGATCGACAGCCTGCTGGATCAGTGGCTGCCCATTCACAACGAGCAGTGGCTTGTGAAAAGGAGCAGCGATACCCTCGAGGCGTGAACCTCGACCCGCTGCAAGAATCACTGCGTCCATATGTCCTGATTCTCCTTCATCAGTTGCTGTGGATCATTCATGGCGTGGAAGTGAACGAACCTGAAGTGCGATGCGGTGCGGAACGCACTATCCCAGGTGTCGTCCACGTACACAGCGCCGCCGTACCCATGCAGCTCCTTGATCTTGTCAGCTGTGGAACACTCAGCACGGATGATCCTACCAGGGGCTCCCACCTCGTCGAGCACCGCTCGCGCGGCGCGTTCGCTAGCACCCGTCAGGTATCCCACGAAGTGTCCTTGCCCGTAGAGGATGCGTGCGACGGTGGCGCCGGCCAACGGCCGCAGCGCGTGTGGACGACGTAACATCGCCTCGTACGCGGCCGTCTTGGCCGTGTGCACGATCTCGGGATCACGCTTGCCCACGGCATCGGGTAGCCACTCACGCCACGGTCGACCCCACGCGTCGTCTGGGAGTGACACGCCTACCGACGCGTACGCTTCCTTCACGATCGCCTGTGTGTCAGCGACCACACCATCCACATCGAACACGACGACGTTCATAGCACCACCTCCTTGAAGAGCACCTTGAACGTTGAGCGATAGGGAACCGGCGTGTATGGCAGCAAGCGAAGCAGATGCACTGCCAGGAAGTACCGCACACCTGCGCTCGGGTGCGTGACGTAGCCGTCGGCAGTGAAGTGCTGCGGCCAACTGAACCGGATGACTTCGTAGCCGATGCGCGATTGCATGATCTTCGCAATGTCAACCTCACGCACGGATGGCATGCGTGGGCCGGCTGGGATGGGATCGATGAGCACAAGCTGTCCGTCACGAAGCATCGCGTTCGAGTACGTCGGGTCGCCGTGGATGTCACAGCGAGTCAACGCCTCGACGTTGACCGCACCACGCAGTCTTTGCAACCCTTCATGCTCTTCACGCGACAACCGCTCAACCGCAAGACGATTGATGTACTCGTCGTGTGCAGTCCAGTCGTCCTCTTGACGTGCAGGTCGATTCCACACCTGCGTCTCAAGAAGAAGGTAGATCTCTTCGCGGAGTCTGTCGGGGTCGATCATCTTGATAGGCAGTGACGAGAGCCGCTCCATCTCGTACCATCCATCACCGCAGAACAAGACGTCGACGATCCCACGGCACTCGCTGTGTTCGATGAGCCAGTCACACTGCTGATTGATGCGAAGTGAATCGCCACCTGACTTCCGTACAGCAGTGACGTTGACCTCAACGGTTGCCCCCGACTGGCCGAAGGCAACCGTTGGGATCGTGTCCATCAGAACGGCGGTGCAGGAACGTTGGGCGTGGGCTGCTCCTGGGCAGGCGCTGGCGCTGGCGCAGGCTGCTGAGCAGCGAGCATCTGCTGCAGCAACTGCTGCTGCTGCTCGGGAGTGAGCTGCGAGATGTCCATCGCAGCAGGTGCGGGTGCAGGTGCGGGCGCCGGCGCCGGCTGTTCCACGGGAAGAGGAATCGGTGCCGGTGCCGGTACCGGTGCCTCCGGCTGCGGGATGGGAGCAGGAGCAGGTGCGACGATGGGCTGTTGCGGCTGCATCACGGGAGCCGGCGCGACAGGAGCGGGAGCGGGAGCGGGAGCGGGAGTCGGTGCCGGAACGTTCAGCACGGCACCCGCACCCATGGGCACCTGCGCACCACCGGCCGTGGCACCGAGACGCGACGGGTACACGCCATCGACGCTGTTGCGGGTCTCACCCTGATACGCCTTGTGGCCAACCTTGAGAGTGCACTGCCGACCCACGAGTGCAGCCGCCACCTGCTCGATCGACGGGTTCGCGTTGAAGAACGTCTGATCGAGGCCGAGCGCCTTCATGTGTCGGAAGAAGAAGCCCATCGCGTTGGCGTTCTCCGGACTGATGACGAAGTTGTTGTAGATGATGCGCCCGTTGTGCGGGCCGCCGATGACGGCGAACTTGACGACGATCATGTCCTTGCCGTTGGCGGACTTCTTCGCTTCGGACGAGGACACCTGCACGTCGTAGTCGCTTGGCGGGAGGACCTCGAAGCCCTGTCCCGCCGTGTCCATGAGAGTCTTCCAGTCGATGTTCACTGTGTCGTTGCTCCTTGATTGAGATGTGGGTAGATGGTCATGAACATGGAAGTGATGTTCGGCTGGTCCACGACCGCACCCAGCCTACCTTGCACACGCTCACCCGACTCGAACTGCGGGTGAGGAGAAATGAGCAGCCGACGCATGGGAATGGTCGGCTGCCCGTTGTCGTCGGTCATCTGCTGTACGTAGAGGTACCCGACGATGTCCATCCAGTACGGGAGCGCGATCGAGATCTGCCCCTGCATGTACGGGACCCACTTGCCGCTGTCGTTCTTGCGCGTCTCAGCGATGAACATCGCAACACGCACTGGGTTCGTGGGGTGAAGCGTGAGGTCACGGAACCCACGGATGGTTGCATCCATGAGAGCGAGGATCGTGCCCCAGTCCTGCATCTTCATCGCGTCGGTGCCGACGAGGTTCTGCTTGCATCGACGCTGGATCTCTGAGATGGAGTCGATCACGACTGACTGGAACTGATGCTGCCCAGCTTGCATCCACTGGTACGTCTGGCTCACGGTGTGCCAGTCCCGTACCTGCACGATGCAAGCATCCCAGGTTCCGTCTGCCGCAGGTGGCGGTCCGGAGGACGGGTTCCACTCGATCTTGCGGAGTGGGATGAACTTCCACGAGCCTTCCGCGTCGAGGACAAGGATCGGCGCCGGGCATGTTGCACCCAACGTCGACTTGCCCACCTTCGCATCAGCGTGGACGAGGAGTGAGAGTGTCTCGATCACCAGTACCCCATGCTTTCACTTATCTGCTTGAACTTCTCGAGCAGCTCAGGCGTGGACCAGATCTTGCGGATGTCACGCTCTGCTTGTGGTGACAGCTTGCATCGCTTGATGTACCACTCGAGACCAAGATGCTCGGTCATTGCAATCGCACGCAGACTCGGGTTCGAACGTGATCCCCTACAAGACTGCATCGCTTGCACCCACTTGACTGCCTCTTCACGATCATCGAAGAAGGGCATCAGCCCGTGGCAGTTCCGGCAAAGAAGCACCAGGTTCTCAACACCTTCATCCCCACCAAGAGAGTGGTCTTGGAGATGACACCGCTCAACGAGTTCGAAGTCGCAAGCAAAGCATGCCTTCTCAGAAGGAACATCGAACGTCTCTTGCGTGCTCCAGTATTCGTAGATGCGATCTTGTGAAGGCAAGCACCGACGTGCCATCACTCACGCTCCTTGTAGTCGTCGAAGGGCCGGTAGTGGTCGTGTGGATCGCCCTTCGTGAAGTACGTGGAGAGAGCGTCCTCGAGGCGCGACCCGTCGTCGAACATCGGGCACACGTGGATGAAGTCGCAGTCCCAGGTGCAGTCGCGTGTGGGGTTCGGATACGCGAACTCGTTGACGATCGCGACGCGCTCCTCGTCGAGCTCTCCTGCGGTGGCGTAGTCGAGATTCATCCGCAGCTCCATGAGGTCACGGATCTCACCACGTACACGCACCATGAAGTTGCGCAGCTCATGCTCGTTATGCCGTACCTCGACCTCGTCGAAGAACGGCGGGTGTGCACGCATCGTGCGCTTCACCTTCTTGAGCATGGTGTAGAGCCCACCGTGTGTCAGCTCCGTGATGTCATCGGGAGTGCGAGCTGCGTCGAGGTATTCGAGTAGGTGGTACATCAGCATCTGTTCGTCCATGTGGAGCGTCTTCAGCGGCTCAGTGAGGCTGCCCACCGTCTTGTAGTCACGGAAGAACCGTGACTGGTCCATCTCACGACGCACTCGCTGGTCGATCTTGCCAACGAGAACGACGGGTGTTCCACCTGTCACGTCAGCCTCGAGGAACGGCACCTCGATGATCGTCTCGTTGCCCACGACCGTGTAGCCCTGATCGAGGCCGCTCTCCGCACGCCACTCGAAGTACCCTTCGAGCATGATGCGAGCAAGCTCCGCTTCCTTCTCGAGCTCAGCGAGTGCTTCGATATCTTGCCGTTGCGTGAGGAGGATGCGATCCTCGTCGATCGTCATCTCGAGCGCCTTGAACGGATCGTACCCGTTGGCTTTCGATTCGAGTGCGAGGTGAATGCGAGTGCCAAGCGGACGTGCACCCACGGGACGTTCGTACCGCAGGCGCAACTCACGGTAGTACGCGAGGAACCACTTGCGGCGACAACGCTTGAAGGTGCGAAGCTCGCTGTTGCTGACGTGGTAGCCCGGGTGTTTGAACTCGTACTTCTGCGGGAGTGACGAGCCGACCACGATGGGCTGTTGCTCCTCCTCCTCATCGAGCTCGTACATCTCAAGTTCCTCGGATGTGAGGAGCCACACGGGCTTGTCACTCACAGGCGCAGGTGGCGGGGGCGGCAGAGAGCTAGCAGCCTTTGCCTTCTTCGCCTTCACCTTCGGCTCGGGCAGCGCAGGTTGAGGCGCATTGGGATCGAGCATGTCACCGATGAGTGGAAGCAGCGCGTCCCACTCGCCAGCGGTGGGCATGCGTCCGTGCTCGAGGTTATACACCTTCGTCTCCGTGACGGAGAGTACGGCTGCATACGCCTTGCGGGACAGCTTGCGGCGTTGACGATCAGCGAGAATCACCTCCCCCACCGGACGAGGGGTGAGTGTGGACGTGTCAGTCATCTGTGGTCTCTCCTTCTATTTGTGCTCCTGGGGACGTAGGCCACAGGGGAGTGTTCATCACCTGGGCGAGTTCAGCATCATAGCGCGCAACAGCGGCTGTGTCACCGGCGGCGATCGCAACGTCACGATCACGTGTGATCTCTTGCAGCTTCGTGAACTTCTCATGCAAGCGAGGGATCTGCACTTCCTCGATCGTACCGCGTGTGACGAAGTCGATCACCATGATCTTGTCATGGATCTCCGACCCGATGCGATGGTACCTGTCCTCGCCCTGCTTGTTGTCGATCATCGACCAGGAGCGTTGCAAACACAGGCCAACGTTCGCCCGTGTCAGTGTGATGCCAACACCACCGGCCTTCAGCGTGTAGAACATCACACGTGCGATCCCGTTCTGGAAGTCAGCGATCGCTTGTTCACGCGACTCCTGTGACATGCCGCCGACGATCATACGATACGGGATGCGCAACTTGTCAAGGCGTGCTGCAGCAAGCATGATGAGCTGCCGTGACTCAGCACTGATTGCCACCGTGTCGTTCTCAAGTTCACCAGTGAGAAGGTCACACATCACGTCAAGCTTCGCACTCGGCTCTTCAAGGCGCACGTTGCCCACCTCGTCCACGGTGGCATAGGACGAAGCGAACTGCAGCAGGCGAGTGTTGCGCGTGAGGTTGTTCGTCGCCATGATGAGCGTGCCATCGTCAAGCTTCGTGAACATCGACGCAGCCATGTCCTTGTACGCCTTCGCTTGCTTCGCACCCATCTCCACTTCGTAGATGAGTCGCTGCTTGGGCGGGAGCTGCGGGAGCACCATGTTCTTGGCCATCCGACGGAAGCGCGGATCGAACACCGAGAAGAACTCATCCTTGGTGTCGGGCCGTACACCGATGATGTCGAGGCCACCAAACCCGTTCCACCCTTGGATGCAATAGCGGTCCACGTACTTGGTCTTCGACGGGTACTCGTCAGGAGAGATGCCGTGCATGATTGACCACAACTCGCCCATGTGATTCGCGATGGGTGTGCCGGTGAGAGCGTAGCAGTACTTGACTGTGGGTCCGTGTTGCACGGCCCAGATGGAGCGTGTCTGCTTGCCCTTTGCTTCCTTCATGCGATGCGCTTCATCCACGATCACCGTTCGGAACGGGATCATGTTCAGCTCCTTGGGCTCCTTCTCCTTCGGCTCCAACGCGTACGAGCCATAAGGAGCGATGCGGCTGTGACGCATCACAGCTTCGATGTTGATAACAACGGCTACGTGTTCACCTCGTGCGATCGCCTTCTCCGCCTCAACGAACTGTTTGCGCTTCTGCACTAGACCGCCGTCGATGACGATGACGTTGACCATCGGGTTCCATCGCGCCCATTCCTTGCGCCACAAGCTCTTCACGGTGTTGGGACAGATGACACACACTGGGTATGCGTCATCACCTCGATGCTGCAGCGTGCGGATGAGCTGCACAGTCTTGCCCGTACCCATCTCGTCACCGAGGAGAGCAGACTGTGCTGTGAGAAGGAACTGCACACCTGCCCGCTGGAACGGGCGAAGGTCTTCATCGCCGTCACCTTCAGTGAGTAGGCGCTGCTCGATGGCAGGATCGATGCGTGTCTGTCGCTCCTGAGTCGCCCACGCGGCCAGTGCTGTGCCGATCTGCAGTCGGCTGCTGAACGTGCCACGCAGCGCTTTGCAGCTCGCCCAGGAGCGCGGCACTTGCCAGACACCGGCCTCAGCGTTCCACTTGGCACCGGGCAGCGACTTGATCAAGTCCTTGTCGCTCCATTCGGACCAGATGCTGATCTTGCCGTCGTCAGTGAGTTCTGCCGTGGGCACTTCTTGTCCTTCCCGTCCTTGTGTCGATTCGTCAGTCTGTCAGGAGCCAACTATAGCATCCAGGGCGGCGGTTGGTGTAACAGCTCCGCTCGCCCTAGCGTTGCAACGCGGAGTGCGTCGTTCGCATGACCCTTGCCCTTTCGGTACCAGCCACACTCTCGCAGCCGTGAGTCAGGCGCGAACTTCTTGGCATCTGCTGCAGACACAAGAGTGAAGCGATGGTTCCACCACGCAGCGATGTGACGGGTTACGCCGATCAACTCGATGGACCANNGTTCTCGTCACCACGCCCTGCTTCGAGTGTGCGCTTGCCGATGATGAATCGCTCCGCAACGAAGAGAATGTCACGGTCCATCTGTCGTGCACCCATGGCGAACTGATACGCCCACAGCGAGTACTCCGTCGGTGCGGCCTCCCAGGCGTTGGACAGCACACCTTCGTTGAAGACGCACACACCAGTCATCTTGCCTGGGTCGACGCCTACGACGTAGTACGGATCACCCATGCGTGCCATCCACAATCTTGCCGTCACGTGTGGTGAGCCCCGGCGACTCGTCAGAGTCGGTGGCCTTGAAGTGAGCGTGTGGATGTGATGGCACGATGAACTCGATCATCGCGAAGTTCGCTGCATCGATCAAGAACTCGGTGTTGCCTGTGAGTGCGTACTCGTCAAGCCGCTGAATAAGACATGCAAGCGCGTCGATGTTCCCACGTGGGCCGCAGTTGTCCTGCAAGCGACCGTACTTGTGGTTGGACACGGCCATCCGATTGACCATGCCTTGTAAGAACGCAGGCGAGTACTGATCAGGCGGGAGAGGTGTTGAGAGCGTGAAGTGACGCTCGTGTGGTTCAGGCTTCGCTGACATATCACACCTTCAAGAACTCGGGGACCCACTCGCCGTGTTCGTTCGGCGAGTAGTCCTGCATGAGTAGTGGGAACTCCTCGAGGCAGAGGCGCGCCACCTGATCGAACACGAGGCGAATCTCTTCCTCGGCACCAAGTGCGGTGCGCATCGCGATGATGTGGCGCAGCGTGCGCACGTTGAACGTTGCGAGGATCGACGTTGCAACACCGTCAGGAGCAAAGCGCCGCATGAACGACGTCTTGTGCTTCTTCTCTTCGAACGAGACGCCATCGTCGTCAAGCTTGAAGTGCTGCGCCATCCAGAGCTGGTGGTCCTCGAGGGTCTTGAGGATGTCCACGCAGCGATCACGCAGCTCCTTGTCCTCGAGCGCCCACGCTGGGAACCAGAACGGGATGTCCGTGAGGCGCACGAACCGCATCGACTCTTGGGAGTACGCAGCGCCCGCACGGTGACGCACGAGCTCGTGGGTGAACACGCGCGAGACGTTGTGGAACACGAACGAGAAGTTCGCGTGCTCGAGGACGGACCCGTGTCCGCTCTTGACGATGTTCGCTAGGTACTCACCGGAGTCCTCACGCACCTTGGTCACGTTCGCGTTGAGGCCCGGCGCCCACGAGCGATAGCACAAGCGCCCACCGAACTCAACAAGCTGCTGTGCATCACGATTGCTCTCGTCGTGATACACCACGCGATCCATCCATTCCTCAGCACCGATCGTGTCTGTGTACGCAGCCATGCCCTCGAACATGATCGTTGGACGTGCGACAAGATAGACCTGGGGTGTGACCTGCTTCATGTGCGCTCCTTATGTGGGTGAATTCCAGCGCGACGAATAGTTCTGAACCTATCGATGGCCTCAAGAACGAGTCGCACGTACTCCGGTGGCTTAGCCGCGTGTACCGCCATGTGACGTTCGAGACCGGCGATGGATGGGTCATCACGAAGATGGTGTAGGCAGCACGACTTACACGACAACCAGCCAGCAACGCTCTCGTACTCAGGTTGGTTTCGTAGCCACGACTCAAAGGTTCGCTGCTTCACAATGCAACCTCCTCTAGTGTGACCGCGCCCTTATCTCCCCAGCGATAGCCGAAGTCGGTGCCGGCGGTCAGTGGCACCGAGAGCAACTCACGATCGTTCATGATCGACTGGATGGTGTGCACAACCTCACGCACCTCGGTACGTGGCACATCAGCGATCACCTCATCGTGCACGTCAAGTACGATGTACTCGCCAACACCCGCTGCGTCGAGTTGCAGCGACTTCATCTTGAGGATCTCTGCGGCTGCTCCCTGCGTGCGGTAGTTGAGCAGCGCGTACTCCTTGCCCGGGTCTGCGTAGTGCCGTCGGTTCGTGAAGGGTGATCGGGTGTACGCTCGCCCCTCCGTCTCGAGGGTGGCACGTGCTTCGTTCTGAATCGAGCGTTGCAGCCGCTTGATGCCGGGGAACCGCAGAGCAAGGCCGTTCAAGAACGCTTCCACGGCTTCGAGCTCAGTGCCTGCAGTGAGTGCGATCTTGCGCGCTCCCGCGCCGTAACCTAGCGCATACATCGCGTTCTTGGTGAGCTGTCGTCTCGCATCCTTCTTCTCGAGGTTGGGGTCGCCGTACAACTCACGGGCGATGTTCGTGAAGAAGTCGCCCTGAGAGAACGCCGCGATCAGGCCTTCGTCATGTGCATCATGCGCCATGATGCGCATCTCGATCTGATCGAAGTCGGTGAGGACAAGCACGTTACCTTCACGCGGCGTGATGCAGTTGCGCACAGCGATCGCAAATGGGTTGTTCTCCGATCGACGGGGGAGCGTGTGCAGTGCCGGGTTCGACATCGTTTGCCGTCCGGTGCGTGCACCGATCGACTTCACACTCGGGCGCATGAGATCATTCTCATCAGCAAGAACGAGGAAGTTCTTGAGGTACGTCGACGCAAGCTTCTGCGCTCGACGCCGCCACAGGATCGTCTGCGCAAGCGGGTGATGTGACGTCTCGATGATCTCTTCGAGTACTTCCTTGTCGAGTGAGAGACGCGCGCCGCTCTTGGTGAGCTTCGTGAACTCGAGCCCGTCGCGTTGCAACACTGCGATGATCTGCTCGTCTGAGCCGGGTCGCACCTCGTAGTTCGTGCGCACCCAATCGTCACACTGCTTGACGTAAGCAGTGAACTCGTCCATCTTCTGCTGCGTGTACTCACGATCAATGCGCACGCCGCGCAACTCCTTGCGCATCACGTAGTGAGAGAAGGCGCGTTCGAGGTCGTACGACATCGGACAGTCCATCATCACTTGTGGGTAGAGCAGGTCGAACAGACGTGCCGTGAGCACCGTGTCCATCGCAGCATACAGCGAGTAGCCTGGTACCTCGTACGGGATCGTTGCCCAGTTCCACTTGTTGTGCGTCATCGCTTGATCGAGCATCGCTTGTGCAACACCTGCACGGGAGTCGATGAGTGCTGTCGCGAGTGCCTTGAGCCCCACGGGCCGCGTGGTGTCCATGCAATGCGCCATCACCATCGTATCGTGCAGCCGATCGGCTGTGATGTTGATGCCTTCCTTGTGCAGCATCTTGAGGTCGAACGTGGCGTTGTGTAGGACGAATGGCCCATCGTACTTCTCAAGAACCTCGTACACAAGGCCGCTCCACCTGTCCCAGCGAATCGTCCACCCTTGGTAGGCGTCGCCGAACTGGACAAGACGAATGCGGTCACTCTGTTCGAGGCCGGTGGTCTCGGTGTCAAGTGCAAGCACAGGTCGACGCTGCCCGAGCCAGCGGATGAGCTCTGCAGCATCGTCCGCACAATCCACACGATGAAGTTGAACGTTGTCGAGCTCACCCACGGGTATCGTCCAGACACTGATTGATGCGCTTCGCTAGGAGACGCGCATCCTTGCGGGACAGCTCGATCCGATAAACGCCGTGCCCGATGCCGTGCGTGTAGCTGATTGCAATGCGATCATCACTGGCGGTTTCCACCCAGCCGTTTGGGTAGACGCCGATCCGACGCATCATCCAGATGACTGTGGGTAGGTGCTTTCCCATCAGCGCACCGCCACGTAGAGACCGGACGCCTCGAGAAATTCGATACTCTTGTGCCCCTCACGGTGCGAAGCAGGCACGTCACACGCAATCATCACGAACGCAATACCGCTGTTCGCAACCGCCTTCGCACATGTGAAGCAGATGTCACCGGTCACGTAGAGCCATCCGCTCTCCATGTAGCGCCGGTCAGCGTGCATGAGTGCGTTCATCTCTGCATGGATGGATGGGCAATCCTCGTACGACTTGAGCGTGTCAGGTCGTGGGCCGTTCATCGCACGAGGACAGAACGTGTCACAGAGCTGGTCCACGCCGCTCGTATACGAGAAGTGTCGAGGAGGGCCGTTGTAGCCTGTCGCGACAACACGGTTGCTCCGATCAACGATCACCGCACCGATCTGCGCACGAACACAACGTGAGCGACGCCCGATCACACGTGCAACTTCGATCCACGTCTCATCCCAGGTAGGTCTCATCGTGCGAGCTCCTCGAGGAGATAGAAGTGCCGTGGGTAGACATGCAGGCTCGCCGCCTGCCACGTGATGGTGCCGACCTCGACCTCGAGATCCTCAGCGAGCTGGCGAAGGACGTGCTTCTGCCATGCGAAGTCGTTGCGATATCCGAACACGACGTCGTTCGAGCGCATCTGCACAACAGCATGCACGGCATCATGGCGAACGAAGTAGTTCACGGCATTCGTGCAGATGAAGTCGTTCATACCCATTCGCGTGGCATCGCGGTGGATGCTGGGTCGAGTGTACACCATCACCCCACGGCGACTGTCAGGCTTGTACTTCAGCTCCGAGAGTACGTTCGAGTACTGCGATCCGTTCGCTGCCGAGTAGACGAGATGCCCGTAGTTGGAGTTGATCCACCCGCTTGGGCTTGCAACCTCCTTCCAGATCTTAGGTGGTTCGCCCGGGAAATCATTCACGTTTAGCGAGCCATCCTCGTACCACTCGAGCTCACGTGCGATGTACTCCTCGTTCGGGCTGCCCAGGATGGCGGGCTCGTCAGCGAGGAACGAGGTGCCGATGAGCTCGATCATCTGCGGATTGTAGTCGCGTTCGTTGTACCAGCGATGAACAAGTGCTGCACGGATGTCACGAACGTTCATCGCACTGTCTTCTCCTGTGCCCACTTGATGAAGGCATGGAGTCCGGTGTCAGTGAGTGATCCGATCACTGTGGCTACCGGAAGGCTCGTTCGTTGATACATCACGTCGCGGTAAGCCATGATGATCTCAGTGACGTTCGCTTCGCGCACCATGTCGTCCCCACGCAGATTGAGGCGTTCTTTGACGACAGCGACGGGCGGGTCGAGGAACAGCACGACAGCACCTCGACGGTCAAGTCGTCCTTCAAGACGCTTGAGGTGTTCGTCATCGATCTTCGACTCGCCTCGGAAGATCGGCCCGTACACGAGCTCACCGAGATGCCACCGATCGGCGATCACGTCGATGTCGAGGTCGGGTCGATACCACTCGATGCGATACTCGTATTCGATGTACGGCGAATACTTGGGAACGCCCGAGTGGAGCGGCACAACCTTGCGGCCTTGCGCCTCAAGGAGTTCCTTGAGACGATTCGCGGTTGTGGTCTTGCCACTCCCGTCGCATCCTTCGATGAGGATGAGCATGTCTTGTCCTTTCGTCTTGTGTCGGTGTGTCGGTGTAACTGTACCAGGTGTCAGGCTACGTGCCGAACCTGGCCTTCCCAAGCGCGACGAATCGACTCGCTGTGATCGCCTGCCTGCTCGATCGCGTCACGCGCCACTTGGGTGAGGTAGCGGTTGCCCGTGTCAGGGTCCTCTTGGAACAGCACAGCGATCACATCCTCGGCGGTGTCCGCGATGTGGGCACGCTCCTTGATGCGCTCACCGTCAAGTCGGGTTTGTCCGATGAGGTTCACGACGTACTTGCCACCGATGGTCTGGAAGATCTGCACCTCAGTCCAGCGTGGCTTGCGAGCGAGCTCACTCGAGGTGTGCGCAAGCATGCGACCCTCGAAACGGAAGGGCTGGCCGTTCACGTCCTCGAGCCTGAAGCGTCCGTGTGTCATGTCCGTCATGGACCGAACGGTAGCACAGAACCGACACGTTGCAAACCGCTTCGGCGAATGCAGTGCAGCTACCGTGTTCCAGAAACTATTTATATATACCTATTACGCTATAGGGAGTCTCTAGAAAGCAATCGCTGCACTGCATTACCTGCACAGTACCAGCTCAGAAGCACTTTCTCCGTTATGTCACTCCGCCCAGCGGAATGGCGGTGACACGGCGTAAATGGCGTATACTGCTTGCTGTCCCATGCCCGCTCGCGCTCCACGGAGAGAAATGGTCTGAGAAGGTGGGAGAATAAATGGGTGTTCACCACGCTGACCCGTTGATCCGCCCGCAAGCTGTGACCCTTCGATGAGTGTCGGAGTGCTGCCAACCCCGAACTCGATGACGTCATTGACGAAGTTGCCGATGGAACAGCCGATCACAACGAGCGGCGCACTGAGGTTCGATGCTTCGGTGATCGTCTGCCAACTCGTCGGGTTACCTGACAATGTGTCCTCGAGGAACGCGCTGGGGTTCACGTTGCGGATTGTTGTCCATCCCATACGTGCTGTCTCTCGAGAAGCATTCGCAGCACGATGCACAACACGCATCGTACCGGCGAATGACGCACCACTCGCTTGCACGAGCAAACGAAACGACACCCGGGTTCCGGCCGGAACGAGGAGGGGGAGTGGGAGATCAGCGGCACGGGTGACAAAGATCATCTCACCAACAACGACCTCTGAGCCAGCACCGCCGAATGCAACCTGGGCGATACCCAAGCCATTTCCACCGACCGTGTGCACAGTAGCGCACAGGCTTGTGATGACGCGTGCTGTGGTCTGCACCGGAAGGATCTCAATGAACCCGCCGCTTGTCGTCCAGGTTGGACCTGACACGTCCGTGGACGAGAACGCGATCGGCGCATCCGTGGTCACCGGGTAGAATGACGGCATCGCACGGACTGTGATGCCACGCGCAGCTCGTGCACCTGCACGTCTCACGATGACACCTCACGACCACACGCACGGAACGACAGGTTCGCGGTGCTCGCACGAACGATGATGCTCTTGCCGGTCGGCACGTAGTCAGCAACCGGCACTGTGACGGTTTCGTTCGGCTGGATCACGTCGTCGTAGACGAGGTAATCTTCTGCATCCGGCGCAGTCGGAGGAGCTGCATCAGCGATCGCAACGCGAAACGTTGCGGCGGTCGCCCCGCGGTTGCACACGATGATGTGACTGCACTCGCCGGTGTAGCTGGCAGGGATCGTGCGGAGGAGCGTGTCGGTATTCGCCGTAGGAGCGACGGGAGTTCCGATGGGCATGATCTACCTCACAGTGCTGCGAGCATGAACGCTGGCATGCCCGACTCGGTCAGTGGCTTCCACTTCGCCTCCGTGACGGAGTAGTACTCGAAGCGCTTGTTCGTCGTGTTCGCGATCACACGGTAGTCGTAGAGATCGCCACCCGTGAGTGCGTCGCGTGTTGCGGTGTTCATCGCGACGATGCCGTGGGGAATGGCGGCAACCGCCGTGGTGAGGTTCGTGACGTTCGTGTTGGTGGTCGCGAGCTCCGTGTCGAGCGTGATGCCAACCCACGTGCTGCCCGTGTACATCTGCAGCTTGCCCACCGTGGTGTTGAAGATGACACGCCCCGTCCACTTCTGCGCCGAGGCGAGTGCATCACGGTTCGTCGTCGTGAACGACTCGATGCCAGGCACTTCGTCCAGTCGATCAGCGAGTGCATCGAGCGCAGCCACCGTGTCGTTGTCCTCAGTGCCGAGCGGGACAGAGAGCTGGAGCTTCGTCGTTGATGTGGGCATGTCCTACCTCACGGGATCCAAAGTGCTTGGTCGGTGAAGGTGCCGAAGGCTGCCTTCTCGTCATCGAACGTGCCATATGCGGTGTCGAGATCAGTGTACGAAGCACCCGCTGCCGTTTCGTACGTCATCACAAGGCCGGCAGGCTTCTCTGCACGAAGCACCGCTTCAGTGAGAGCAGGGTCGGGTGTCTCGATCTCGTAGGTGCGAACCGTGAAGTGATACGCGCTTGTGTCACGTTCGTAGATGAGTACGCGGCGTTGACCCGTAAGAGTCTGACGGGCTGCACCAGCGATTGCTGCAACCGTGCCGCGTGCAAAGCCGCTCGTCTCCTTCACACGCAGGCGCTGCTGTTCATCGGTAAGACCAGCGATGAGTCGCACACCCACGAACTGTGCCATGTACCGCAACACGCTCATGGACGCGTTGTCCGCATCGAAGAGCGGTGACCACCCTTGCACGTCATCACGATCGCGCGCAAGATCGTACACTTCCTCGAGCCTGCCCGCAAGCGCTGAGACGAACTTGAGTAGATCACCCGACGCATCGGCTGACTTCCATGGCTCGAGGTTGGCGTACACCTCTTGGACGATGGGATGGTCGATGGTCATACGGCCGTCGCAGTGCAGGTCGAATCATCGGCAGGCAGAGGCGCAATACCCGTCATCGTCACGTTGGACGTGCCGCCGTTGACCGTGAGTGTGTTGATGTACGCAACGCCTTCCACGTTCTTGATCACCGAGGCGATGTCGAGGTACCGCACGACGTTCATGCCCGTGTCCCACGAAGGCGGAAGGTCGCCACCGCCCGCCCAGAGTGCAGGCGACAGATAGCCCAGCACCGCTGCTTCGATGCGATCCTCGACATCGGATTCAGTGTACCCGACCAACATCGTCACCTCCGTGACAACGGTGATCGTCGTGTATGTCGGGTCATCTGTATTGACGATGAAGTTGATCTCGCGCATGGCCTCGAGATACTCTTCGATGTCGGCCTGCACACCAGCATCCACACCGACACCATCTTCGTCCACGGCGACGATCGTCACCATGCGTTCGTTGTCGTCCGTGTCATCGGCGGGATTGTACCCATCGATGCCGATGGCGCGATGCACACCGGTCACACGACGCGCAAGCACAGCGAAGTCGACACCCTTCACAGGACGAGGTGTGAGGAGCTGCAGCTCAGCTGACAAGCGAGCGAGGTACTCATCGTCCGTTTCAGCATCGACACCGCCTGCAGACGTGGTCGTCGCGGTGACGGACGAAACGTACGACAATGCATCCACCAGCTGCATGGCACCAGTGAATCCGTTGGCCTGTTCGCCCGGCTCAACAGCCCTGAGTGTCACGCTACCGGCTGCGGTGGTAGTTCCACCAGGGCTGACAATCACCTCCTCCTGAGTGACGAAGGGGATGAGCACGTCTCCCGTGGCAGCGAACGCAACGACCGTGCCAGTTGGGACAGTGTAGCCGGCGTTGTCGATCATCACCCAGGTGGTGTCCACGGTTGCGTATCCCGTATCGACCGGTGCCACACCCAAGAGGTTCTTGCCGAAGTAGCGGAACACGGCACGCGGCACTCGACTAGCAACCTCAGCTTGCACGCCAGCGATGCGAGCCATCACCTCGATGAGGTGTACCTCTGTCTC